CTTTTTTTTGTCACAAATCCGTAAATTGGACCCGTTGTTTCTTTATTAATGGTCAGTGTATTAAGGGGGTCGAGTTGAACTTGCTGCATAGTTTTGCGACCTTTGGCGTCGGGTTCGAATAACTTTATTATACTGGCATCGCACGGCACACCGTCGCATATAAACTCGGGGGAAGCATGAGTTGCATTTATAGCACGTGTAATATGAATAGCACCGCCGGCGCGACTTATCCGCAAATAGTGGTCGGCTGCCTGTGCGCGCATAGTCGCCGGCATATGCTCCTCGTCGGCCAACATAACACTGCGGTCTGTATCAGTAAACTCCTCATCCCACACATACTCCATAACTGAACCCTTGAATGCGGAGCGACTGTCATCCGTCCATGGCATACAGGAAACAGCAAACCAGCCGATCATTTCGAACTGATACGTGAGGCGGTCACGATCTTTCTTATTTCCAGCGGAGCGGTCCTGGATATATAGCACAATGGCGTCAGGTAGGCGCATAATTGAACGGTCGCGCTGGTCAGCGCTGGTCCAATCATTGACCCACGCCTCGAATGCCGCCCAAATACGACCGAGTTCTTCCGCGGATTTCCCTGGACTTGCGGCAGCGGCAGCAGCAGCGGCGGCCCCCTCATCTTCCTCATCGGCTGCAGCTGCTGCTGCATCATCATCTAATTCGGTTGCTGCGGTTGCTGCGGTTGCCGCGGCTGCTGCTGGTTTAGCCGCTGCCGCAGCAAGAGCCATTTGCAACGCCGGCTTACGCACACTAATTGTAGGTTCATAACTCTCCCGTTTAACTGGCAGCCGTGCAACTCGCAACGCAATTGGAACAGAAACATCAAGCAAATTAAATGGCTGGAAAACATAATATCCGTTCTTATAAATGATATATCCTTCGCGCCCCCTATGATTCACAATAAAGCGCCGATTCCCCACCACATTATAGAGCAAGTCGACCAATGCAACAAATGGCGCATCACCCAGCACATCCCGTTTCAAATGCTCCAGTGAAACGAACATCTGTGCCTTGAATAGGCCACGCAACCGCTCCTTCAATATATGTTCGCGCCACCGTGAAGAATATGCATCATAACTCACCTGACTGGCAGTTAGGGGGTCTACTGGGATTTCAGGGGCGCACTGGTAATCGCACGTCTCCATCCAATCGCACAACACCGTAAACGGCTGGTCGTCAGCCGTCACATCGCGCCGCTCTTTACCCTGACTGTCCACTATGGTTCGCGGTTTAGTCCCCTGGATGATAATTGCATCGTGATTCAAATTACAGTCGACCGCATATTGCTTCAGCACACGCGTAACGCGCCCCACCTGCTGCCCCTTACGGAATGCCACACGATAACTATAGAGGTCACCCGATTCAACATCGTCATCATCGGGCCGCAGAGAACAATGCAAATAAATCGTCGTGTTCCGCTTTTCGACCGGCAGTAGCGAATGCGAACAATAACGAATACCACGACCAACAATCTGCTCCGTTTTATTTAAATGGAACCATGACTCCATCACATGGACCTCCCGCACAAACTTCAAGTCAACACCTTCCGCTGCCACCTGTGAACCAATGATGACTTTAATGACACCACCGTCCTTATTTTCGGGCTGCTTTTCCACACGAATAACGGCTTCATTGCGCGGGGATAGCGCGAGATCACCGGTTAGGAGCGCATACCTGGCTGGCACAAACTCGTGGTCGGCGGCAGCGGCCTTGTGAGCGGCCTCCCGCGCAGGACAGAGTGCACACTGGCGTCCGCCCGCCGTCTGTATACCATCCCCTAAAAGACCTTGCCGCCGACCATATGGAGTATATCCATTTGCCTCTAATATAAGTGCAATTGGAACCGCCCCCGCCTGCACAAATCGTGTGTAGACAAAACATACCCCCTCTGCTTGCGCCAAATATCCCAGAAGGCGCGCATATTTGGGAGAATATGTCTCGATTTGTCCTGCACCCAGCCATGCCGCTCCTCCATCTTCTAGGGCACTATACTGGACTTCGCCACCGGTCTGTTGTTTGCTAAAATGTAGCAACAGAGCATCGCTCTCCGTGCGCGCCTTCAGACTCTCTGGGTCATTTCCGTGTAGGTCGGTGGGAGGCACAATTAGACTGCCGGCTTGTGTAATATTCTGCAGTTCAAAACTGCTAATACCGCCCTCGCCCTCAGTAAGCATTCCAGACAGCGCCCTGACTGCCTCCAGTGAGATCTCAGTTAAATATGTGGGGACGATTGGGAGATGTTCCGCGAAGATCGTCTCTTCGATGTCGACGGCCCCGCCGCGCGGGTTCTGGGATGGATAAAGACGAATTGGTCGCACATCGGCGGGTTTTAAACGTAAAGGGAAAGACTGGGGGTTCTCGCCACGCATGAAACTTATGTAGCGGGCGGCGACAAGCCCTAAAAGACGTTCACCCTGACTCCTAAAAGAACCGTCGCTGTGGAAAATATCGCGCTCTGTAATTGTGGCCTGACTGTCATTTTTTAACAGGAGATTTAGTAAAAAGATGATTTCACGGTAACTGTTATACATGGGGGTTGCAGTTAGGAGGACTAGTTTCATACCGGTGGTGTATGTGAGGACTTTGTCGAGGAAGGGCGTGAGGCGCTTGCCGCCGGCGTTGTCGTCTTCGTCGTTCTTTCCACCGGGCGAATCGGGGTCCTCGTCGGCTGCCTCTTCGGCCGCGACTGGTGATGCGGCGACCTCTTCACGGGTTGGCATGGGAGCCGATTCGCGCAAGTTGTGGGCTTCGTCAATAATGAGGAGGCGGCCGTCAAATTCGCGCGTAAGAATTTCGTATTCACGGGCGCGCCGTTGCTCGCCGACCATGATTTTCGGAATGCGTGACAGGAGTCCCTCAATATAATTCGCAAATTTGAGATAACCGAAGAAGGAATAGCGGCGATTGATGGCCTCGTTTGTGCGACGCTTAATGACCTCCTTGTCGCGCTCATAGAGCGTATTTGTCAAATCCATATAAGTGTCCTGTGTGCATTGGACAGCGCGATTCGGCTCCCCCTCCGTATCCCCTAACTGCACCTTCGCCGCGTCAAAAATGGTCGCCCTGAAGCCGTCCTGAATAGCACGCGGGGCCACAATGATTACCTTGTTGCGCGGATATTCACGCAGCCAGTTCTCGGCAATCTGGACAGCCGCGCATGTTTTACCTACACCAGTCCCATGGTATAGAAGGGCCGACTGGAAGGGCGTGCGGGGCGACAGGAAATTTGCGACGAAACGCTGGACTGGTGTGACTTCGAACCCCAGATTGCTGCACGGGTCCTTATCCGATTCCCAGTCCGTCTGTAGACTTTCGGCGAACTCTCGACGGGCCAGTAGTTTCTGTAAGAAGACTGGGTCGCGAGCCTGGAATTGTCCACGGTCATCCTTATAAAGGCCGGCGTCCGGATATGCACCAGCGCCGTCTTCGAAATCTTCAATTACGCCACGATAAAAATCGTTCTCTTCGGAGGGAAATAGGCGCCGCCTCTGGAGTTCTTCCAGGATGCCGTCGCGCTCGCCCATGTCTTCGACTACGTCCCATGCCTCCAAGACTTCATCATTTGTCATATCTGATAGATTGACTTCTGCCTCGGCATCGGCGTTCATTCTATCACATATGTAATATTCGGCAACGTTTCTAATAGCCGCCCCCTGGGCAGAAGTTGCGAAGGACACCACTGGCACGTAGAAGCACCTCGCGTTTTTCAATATTTTCTGAACGAATCATGTGGAGGGCATCGTCTAGTGCAAACCAGCCGATTGCACTGATTTCACGGGCCATATGTGGATGGTCGTCCTGCATGGCAATTTCGAGGGTCGACGGGGCTTGCGCGAGGTAATATTTGTGACAATAATGCACATGATTGTCTCCATAAAATGTCTCGCACAGCGGATCCATGTTACGAACAACTTTGAATTGGTCACGCGTTAGACCCGTCTCTTCTTCGAACTCCCTAATTGCACAATCAATGTCGGGCTCGCGGCTATTGCGCCGACCTTTCGGGAATCCCCATTCAGGATTGTCCCAGTCTGATGTGGTAGTATCAAGGAGGTCAATTAGAATGGATTTACCATTTTCAACGGTGACCATATGGAGGGCCTCAAAGCGGGCCTTTGATAGGTCGTAGTCGAGTTTGTAACTGCGAATACTAGCGGACCCCCATACGCGTGTCCAGAGGTCATCGAATGTGGTAGTGCGGAGAAACTCACGCTCGGATTTTGTCATATTTCCGAGCATTTGCTTCAAATAATCCGTGTCGGTTATATCATATTTTCCACGGACAAAATCGACAAATCGCAGGCTGTCTTTGCGACGGATAAGCAAAAATTCGACGGTGCCGGCATTTTCCATGCCGTTCATGCTTTTAGGGTTGGCGAGGTTGGTGGCGATGGACCACGCGGGATTTTTCACGCGGAAGGCAATGATTCCATAACTGTTGACGGGATACATGCAGTATTTGTATGTGTGGCCTTCTTTTCCGCAGTTTTTACACACATTTGGTGGTGGTTGCTGGAGTTGCTGTGATTGATGGGATTGCTGTGATTGCTGTCCTCCTCCTGCTGCTACTCGGAACATATCTTAAAGTGTATAACGGGTGGCGGGTTTAGACTTGCGACTATTCTGCGGTTTAAATAATCTCTAACGGCATTCCCACATATGCATGTTGGCCCTCCCAGCGCACACTCCATGCCTGGATTTCCACGCCGGCATCACACGCATCCATAACTGCCTGTCTGTAAATGTGGTCGACGGCTGATACGGTGAATCGTTCAACATCCGTTCGCATAGTCAAATAGAGCATAATGCAGCGTGCTTTTCCACTTTCGATAAGCCCCTGCATAGTCTGGGTATGCTTCAGTGCACGTGGTGAAATCACGCCATCCTTGCGGCGATTTCCATGGGGAAATATGGCCATTTTTGGTGGATTCGGACCGGCCTCCGCAATGGCTTTCGCACGGTCTCGCGGCATACAGTCGACCACATCAGCAATGGGCGCCGATTTCACTTCGACTATTGTGCGGATGCCGTCAGCATCCATACCACAGAAATCGAAGCGGCATTCAGTGTCAGCCACGGTGACTTCTCGGCGAATATCCCGCAGACCAGGGACCACAATGCCGGCCGCGAGCATACCCGCCGCGACCTCATTTGCCACGGTGGGGTGTGCACAGATGATATTTCCATCAGCCTCTTCAACCAAGTAAATGACATACGAGGAGACACTTTTAGATGACGGCGCAGGCATAACCCACACGGTCGCACCGGCTGCAATTAGACCACAGCAACCGAGGGCTGGGGTGTGTGCCATTCCTGCAGAGACACCATCAATTTCAATATCGGCTAGATATGGGGATTTGTTAATTTTTGAGGGGCGGGCTAATACTTTAGCGCGGACGAGAGGGGCCGGCAAAGAGTAGATGGGCTTGGACTGGCTTGATTGGCTTGATTGGCTTGACTGGCTTGACATACTTTAATAGGAGTTGCTTGGTGGGTGCACTTTACTTTACGAGGGCATCTGTCTTTCAGATTTGGAGGGGGCAAGGGGTGCCCCCTTTAGTAAAAATTGAGAAGACACAGCCGCCGTTTATTAGTTGCACAAGCCACACAAGCCACCCACAAGCCAATGAGACCATCAGTCATCGCACGCATGTATAACTTCTATACTCCTATGCTCGGGCGCTGGGCAATCACTTATAATTACATGATTCAAAATACGAAGATTGATAATGCAAATGTTGATCACTGTGGTTGTTGTGAAATAAAGTATGCTAATATTGATGTTTCAAGCACTACAAAGACAAATCCGAGCACAAATACGAATATGAATTCTAATGATAATGAGTTGGTGCCATATTGCATGTAAAATATATGTATAACTAGTATGTTATCGGATTTTAACAAGCGCATGCTCACATTTTTAATTGGCTGTATAGGCACACGCGCAGCAATCGCATATATTGCCAAAGTTGCATCACAGACTACTCTTCAAATAATGGGCGCACTCGCATTACTACCGGTTATTGGCTGGTTGTATATTATTTTTATAGGTGAGCGCAACACTGGACCAGAAGTTCTCGGTGGCCGCATTTGGTGGCAAAACTTGCGGATCATACACATGGCACTATATTTGCTCTTTGCCGTTATGGCATTGATGAAACTGCCCGATGCATGGAAGATTCTCGCAGTCGACGTATTACTTGGTCTCATTTTCTTTTTTGCACACCATTTTGGTGGATGGAATCCTTAAACACTTTATTGGAGATTCCAATAATCTAGTCTGAGCGCGGCCCATGGCCATACGAAACACCGCGCACTCTTAATAGTATAACTAGATGAATATTCCGCCATCTGTATGGGGTCCTTTCTTTTGGCTAACAATGCATATAGCCGCCCTGGGATATCCAAATAATCCGACATATACGGACAAACTTGCAGCCAAGCAATTCTTTGAGTCATTGGCGAACCTTATTCCATGCCCCGTATGTCGCGAGCATTACAAGGCTCATCTTACTCGATTTCCGCTCACTCCGAGCATTGACAGCCGCAAGGACCTTTTCAAGTGGACAGTTGATATTCACAATGAAGTCAATAAATTACATGGGAAACCGGCGTGGACAGTCGACGAGGCAATAGCTTATATTGCGCAGTTGGGGGCACGCAAGCGGTCACCCATTATAACAGCCCGTGACTTTAATGAGATGAATCTGAAGTCTTATATTAAGGGTCTACTGACTGGCGGGGCGGTTATTGGAGTAGCTGCTGCAGTATTCTGGTGGATGCGCACGCCGTCTGCACTCGATTCTGGTTATGGTGCTGCTGGTGGTACCGGCGCCGCCGCGCTGCAATACCAGTAAAGGTGTCATGCAATAATAGAGTATGGCTTCTAATAACTTCCTAAAAGCACAAACAGGCCAAATGGGCGCCCTTACCGGCGCATTGACCGCTCCTTTTGCGGGACTCACAGGTGACAGTGGCCCGCGCCCTTTTAATTGGCAGGCCGCGGCACTTGTAATCGTCACAGTTGCCCTGGTTGTATTTATACTACTCGTAATTGTTCATTATACAATTCGCCCCATCTTCAGAACCCGCGAAGCAGGTCCAGGTATAATCCCAATACCGACGGTTGGCAAGGATGCCACTGGAATTTACTGGACGGACCGCTCCAAGCCGCTGTCAAGTGCCGACACCGTGCTGGGTGAGAATGACGCAGGGACGGTGAACTATTCCATGACGATCGATATATTAATCCAGGATCCGTCTGTCCAATCGGCAGCAGACCGGCCAATCTTTTGGAGATCTAGCCGCGAAGTCCCGGATACACCGACCAATTCTAACGGACCTGCAATAACACAAATGGTGGGTAATTTTAACTTCGCCATCTATTTGGCGAACTCCACAAATGACTTGATTGTGTCGGTTCTTACGACCGGTGGCCAGATTGAATCTGTGGCCGTGGCAAATATTCCTGTGGGAGCACCTTTCCGCATTGGTGTCATCCTAAGTGAGCGTTTCCTGGAAGTATATTTGAATGGTCGACTCTATAAAACCCGTAACTTGGCATCTTCGCCTCTGGCAGCCGCTGGTTCATTTATGCCTGCAAGTGGACCCTATAAGGATATGGCAGTGGTGCGTAATCTACGTCTATGGAAGGGGACCATTTCACCGGCGGAGATGCGCTATTTACCGGCTCTTCCTGATACAGCGGTAATGCAAGGTAAGAAGCGGAATACGGACCTGTCGATCGATTTGGCGTCACAGTTATGCGGGGCGGTGACAGTTCTCAATTCTGTAAAAGATGCTGCAGAGGCAGTAACAGGGGCTGGAGGGTCAAGTGTATATAATAACATGCCAGGTCTCAATTCTCTAGCAGGGGCAGTAACAAGGGCTGGAGGGTCAAATGTATATAACATGGCAGGTCTCAATTCTCTAGCAGGGGCAGTAACAGGGGCAGTAAGAGGGGCTGTAACAGGGGCTGTAACACAGCGGTGTGCATCTGGATCTGGCTCTGGCTCTGGATCTGACTGCGATTAGGCGCGATGCACATAATAATCTTCAGACTATCAGTTAGAGAATTAAATGGAAATCACTACAACATATTATGTAGGCTTCTTGCTTATACTAGTGCTAGTTGCATATGTTGTGGTTGTTTTTTACAAAGGCCCTGCGAATGAAAAGGCGGTTGACTTTGAGACACCCGACGGCAATCTCAGTAAGGAGGCTGTGGCCCTGAACTCCGATGCCACCCGGGCCATGTTGTTTGGCGAGGGCGGTTCCACGCTAATGGTATATATCTATATGAAAGGTCTTGACAAGACCGCCAAAATCAATGATGTGGCACCGGCTATCCTCCGCATTCCAGATGTAATGGAAATTCGCTGTGTGGCCTCACATGAAAAAGTCAATGCCGAACTGGCCATTAATACGAAGAATACGGCGACCGGCAAAACCACGGCGGAGGTCATGACTCTTCCGTCGATTCCTCTGCAGAAATGGGTGTGCTTCACTATTCTTCGTGATGGGCGGCGATTTGATGTCATGTATAATGACAAGATCGTTGCGAGTAAACGGTTGGCTCACATGCCATCGTATATGTCAAGTGAACTCCGAATGGGGTCGGTTGGGGCCCTTGGTGTATATAATATGGGGCGTGTCTTCAATTACCGTCTCTCCTTTGCCGACGTGAAGACCGAACTCCGTCGCACATCCGACAGTCGCCATAAGCCCACGAATGCAGGTGCTGGCATTGAAATGGGTAGCATCTTCGATATTTTCCGCTGTCCCGGCGGCATCTTCTGCGGAAACTCCACGCCGGCACCCAAGAACCCTACGGAGGTGTGGGAAACGCCGTATGCATAGGCACCGGTCTAAATTCCGCATCTCCATAACAGAATGGACGCTGATACTGGGGCAACAATTGGAAATATTTTCAAAGTTGTCTTCATTGTGGTGGCAATTGTCACTCTGTATTACCTTTATAATTACCTCTTTGTGCGCAGTGTCGACTCAACTGTGACGCTTTTCCGTGAAGTGAAGAATGTGAATCAGGTCCAGCCGCTCATAAAGACGAGCGACCAGTTTCCCCCTCTCCTTGAAGGCGGTGAGTATACGGCCAGTTTCTGGTTATACATTCAAAACTGGGGTTCGCGCACCGGCTACAATAAACATGTGCTATCCATCGGAACCACGGCAAATGGATTCTATACGCTTGTTGTCTTCCTCGGTGCTAATAGCAATACCCTCCATATTCGTGTGCAGGCAGCGGATTCACCCACAGGCAGTGGCCCATCGGTCATACCGGCACTTACCAACGCAAATGTAGAGGCACTCTTCAGCAGTCCCATGGTGGGCGATGGGTCAAATCTCCCCGGTGTTTCTGCAGATATTCCCAATATCGAGATGCAGAAATGGACACTTGTCTCTATTGCCCTTAATGGTAACTCTATTGATGTCTATATGGATGGCAAGTTGGCCAAGTCTGTGGTTGCCCCCAGTTTCTTCCGTGTGCCCCAGGGCGGTTACCAGTTAACAGGCTTTGCATCGAACGGATTCGGTGGCTACATGTCAAATCTGCAGTTGGCGGCGTCAGCCATCAATCCCGAGGAGGCAAATCGGCTCTATCAGGGCGGCCCTGTGGGTGTGGCATCTTTCCTTGAGTGGTTGCGCAGTTTCTTTGACCCCACCGCCATGGAGAATATGATATATCCCAAGATGAATTAGTGTGAGCGCATCTTCAATTTCTCTTATAGAGAATTAGATGGTTCCTCTAATCATCTTTTAGAATTAAATATATTACTAGGATTTGCCGACAGCAAATCCTTATAATATTTCTGCCAATTCTCTAAAAGACAATTAGATGTCGTCCCCTAATTCCCCTATGAATACTGGTACAGGTGGTCATTCTTATCCGGCACAAGCAGTGCTAGCACTAGTCATTCTGCTTGTTATGCATATAGTCTACTTTTCCACCGAATATTTGTATCGTCTTATGAAAGGCGTCAATAAGACACAAACCACCCTTCTTCCATTTACGGCGACTTCTTCGAAAATGTATTCATTTCCCCAGAACCCTGCTGATGGCAACGCGAAGTCTATCTATTTGTCCGATAATGAGCGCACTGGGGCCGAGTTTACCTACAGTTTCTTCCTTTTCATAGACCCGACCTGTTTCGGCACGGAGGACGGGCTCCTCCATATCTTCCATAAGGGCTATAGTTCGCAATACCCACTACTCGGTCCCGGTGTGTATATGCATAACAACAAGAACACCCTCCGTGTCTATATGAACACGTTCGGATCATGGAATTCCTATGTGGATGTTGAAGGTTTCCCAGTTAAGAAGTGGGTGCACGTTGCGTTGGTGTGTGAGGAGAATGGCTTGAACGTGTTTATCAATGGTAATATTGTAAAGCGCCTCAATTTCAAGAAGTCTGTCCCCTACCAGAATTTCCAGAGTGTCCATGTGTTCAGTCAGCGCCGACTTGTTGTGCGCGGGTCAACCATACCATCACTTGCGGGCGAGGACTTCAATGTTATGGGGAGTGTGCGTGGGTCGATCAGTATTCTATCATATTACAGTTATGCGCTCAGTTACACGGAGTTGAACGGTATTCTGCAGGCCGGTCCATCCGACAAGGTCGACCCCGATTCCCAGGATAAGCCGCCCTATTTAACGGATGATTGGTGGGTGACGTCGCAGTAAGTGGGGTGGCACCGTCTAGAGTGGCACTGCGTGCAGGCCTATTAAGGAAACAATATGGATAAGTAGTAAGAGTTATGCCCGGCGGTGGTATATATGGATTTGTTACATATGGTTCACAAAATATTTTATTAAGTGCGAACCCAGATATGTCATATTTTTACAAGGTGTATAGAAAGTATACACACTTTGCCGAAGAATCGTTTTCGAGTCGGTTTGAAGGTCCACAAGAACTGAAGTGGGATCAGTCCATACAGATTCGTGTGAAGCTTGCGCGTTATGCGGATCTTATACGGGATGCATATTTTGTATTTACACTGCCCGATATTTATTCGAAGTATGTGGATGCTCGCCAGCCCTATCAATATGAGTTTGCATGGACGCGTTTCATTGGTTGCCGCATTATCCAGAATTGTGCAGTCTTCATCGGTGGACAGAAAATCCAGGAGTTCGACGGTGCTTATATGGCAATGAAGGCTGCAACTGATATGGACAATACACGCTATGAAAAATGGCGGACGCTTGTGGGCGATGTGCCAGACTTCTATGATCCCGCGATTGGTGAGTATTCGGGTGGACTCACGAGTGGTGCAGTGCAGGGCGCTTATCCGACCGTCTACCCGAATCCAGACCTGGCAGGGGTCGCCCAGACAAACCGCCCATCCATATTTGGGCGCGACATATATGTGCCACTCCCTTTCTGGTTCACACAAGATTCGACCCTCGCTTTACCACTTTGTGCTCTCCAGCAACAAGAGGTCGAAATTCAGTTGACGCTGCGACCCCTAAAAGAACTTTACACGGTGAAAGACTTGAGTGGCTATACCGTCGCCCCTGGATACTATATGAGCACAACGGTGGATCAATTTAGACGCAATTTGCCGACATATACGGAAACGGCGGCAACTGATATTAATGATTATTATATTAATAATTTCCTAGTGGACATCAATTATACTAATCCGATCAAGAACGAGCTTCCTTATTATAATCCGCGACTATATGCAACATACGTATATTTGACGGATGAAGAGCGGGTGGTATTTGCCAGCACGGAATTGAAGTATATAATTACACAGTCCACCCGCTACAATTATCCATCCGAATATAAGCGCGATTATTTGCAATTAGAGATTCATAATCCCATTACGCGACTCCTAATTGCACCACGTCGAAGCGACTTCATATATCGCAATGACCAATTTAATTTCACAAATTGGCTTGATGGAAAGGCGCCATTTTTACCGACACCAAGTCTGCACCCACCGGCAAGCAGTTACAAAACATCTGGTCTGCTGTTACCACAGGGTCAGCGTGATATTATTCGAAATATCAAAGTTATATGTGATGGAAATGAAATTCAGGACGACCGGCCAGCCGCATATTTCACCCACCTGGTCCCTTATAAATATTATGATGGTGGCAATCATCTTCGCATAGCCCCTTATCCTTTTTCGCTTCGACAGTCGGCCATTCAGCCTACCGGTTCCATAAATGCCAGCCGCATTCGCAATTTCCAGGTCGATTTTGACCCATGGCCCCTACCTGCCCCGACAACCTATGTATACGATGTGACTATATATGTGGAATCTATTAACTGGGTTGTGATTGCCAGTGGTATGGGCGGCCTCAAGTATGCCGTGTAAGGTGGTTATCAAACTATTTGAGGGCTTGTTATAAGTAGCCCACCCGACCCAATATGCAATTAAAAGACTCAGATTGGTCGTATATACGTCTCCAAGACATGGCTGAAGCAGCAGCAGCAGTAGCAGCGCCAGCAGCAACAGCAACAGCACCTGTCAAGCCAGGTTCTCGCCCACAAGCGTTCTCAGATTCATTCCTTATTATTCCACCACGCACACATCCCGTTTCACCCGTTCTTGAAGTTCCTTTCTCTGCATTTAGACCACGCTTTGATTGCGCATGGTGGGCAGAGAAGGTCATCAGTATATGTCTCCATATATCGCTCATAAGTTTATTTGAAACTGTATTCTTCTTTGCATATATATCGCGCACAGAAGACACCGCTCTCCTAAGAGCAGTAGGGGGATTCGTTGGTGGATTCGAGGATACATGTGCAACATGGCCGGCGGCTGAGACGGCAGTCATCCGCGATATTGTGGGAACTCTTGTGAACAGCAGCGCGATTGCAGCGGCGGCCACCACATCGATAGCCCAGCGGTATACTTATAATGCGGGTCTCGAACGCCAGGCGTGGGCATATTTCGGGGGTCTCGCAGGTGCTACCACTCTTCTAATTGCAGTCTCTGCGAAAAAACGCTATAAAATCCAGTGGCGCCGAATATGTGCCGAAAATGTGGCACTGGTGGGGCTATTAGGGATATATGAGTTCTTATTTTTCCGCACAATCGTGTATAATTATACGTCGTTGAGTGCTGCTGAATTAAAATGGGATGCGTTGCGACAGGTAAATGCGAGTTGTGCCATTTTTAAGCGAACTTTTAGGCGAGGTGCATCATAGAATGAGTGGCACAACGGTGATTGCGGCCAAGCGCACCGAGTTGGAAACTGAACAAGCCGCAAATAAAGCCCGTAAAAGTGATGGAGAAATTGCAAGGTTTGCAATGGCCGATATTCTCATAATTGATCAGGCTATTGCATCGGCACTTGATTATCTTGTAAAGAATCCGACCGCTGATGCAAAAACCATCGAAAAGGGTCTTGTCCAGTATACCGCTGTTATAGAGAATGTGAAAAGCACACTTACGCCACGCACTTTCCTTGGCGTCTTGGCTGTTGCATTACCGGCACTTGCAGCAGGGGGCGTCATTGATAATATAAAGTTATCGGCGGGTGACCAGCGCTCTTTTAAAAGTATCGCTGGACAAGCCCAGCAGTTCTTGGACTCGACCCGTAAAAAGAATGTGACCCCCCTTAAAGACTATTTGAATACGGCGGTTAAACTCCTTAAGGATTTGGTTGAGTCCACACCGGCTGCGAAAAATATCCTGGAAAGTTTTCTATTAGGATTTCCTGTGTTTGCTGACATAAAGAATGCATATATTTCGAACGCACAAATTGGCGGGGACAATGAAACAGATAATACAATCGCGATTGCCAGTTCGGCCTTCGTAACAAGCCTTATAGTGGGTGTGGTTATTGCTCTATTCTTTTGGGGTGGCAGTTTGGCGGCCAACAGCGTTATCTGGAGACCGATCGCGTATCGTATACTTTACTTTATTTGGGGTGGAATATTCTTTGCATTGTCTATCCCATATTATATGATATATGTGAATCTTATAAAAGACCGTTCTTTGGCTACTTTTGCAGGTGCAATACCTTTACAGGTGCCTGCTCCGCTTGACACTTCCTCCGAAGAAGCCGGTGCAGATGAGGCTACTTTATGGTCTGTCATTCTTTTCCCTTTGCGACTCTTTAAGGGACTCTTTTCATGGACTATACCAGTATTTTTCGAATATAAGAAAGATGGCGAATATGAGAATTATGTGAGCGCTGAACAGGCTATATGGGACGCCGAAACTGCTGCTAGTGCGCCCTAAACATCAATCTAAAAGTGTGTCATCAAGTTAGAGTATGGCCCGCCCATTTGTGTCAGTTGTGACTCCCACGTATAACCGGCGGCGATTTCTTCCACTCGCCCTTAATTGCTATTTGGCACAAACCTACCCGAAAGACCGCATGGAATGGATTATTCTTGATGATGGAACCGACTGTGTGCGCGACCTGTTCGAGTCGACTATTGCCCCGAAAGTCCCGAACGCCCGTTATATTCGCTTAGAAGAGAAGGCACTTATTGGGAAAAAGCGCAACATACTAAATGCAGAAGCCAAGGGAGATATTATTGTTTCATGGGATGACGACGACTTCTACCATCCTGAGCGCGTGTCCCATGCTGTTTTCAAACTAATGTCAAATACCACGATTGAACTTGCCGGCAGCACGCTGCTCTATATGTATTTCTTTGACACCGAGGATATTTATTCGATTGGTCCCATTAATCCTCGCCATGCCACAAATGGCACATTTGCAATCCGCAAATCATATGCGAAGACTCACCTCTATGATGAGACGGTTACACATGCTGAAGAGAAGGTTTTCCTTCAGGAGTATAAGCATCCTCTTACACAACTCGATCCCATGAAGATTATGCTTGTAATGGCACATTGTAATAATACATATGATAAGCGCAAAATGCGCGATTCGGGTATACCTAACCCTTTGCTAAAGAAGACCAAATATAAGTTGAAGGATTTCATCAAGGATGCCAAACTCCGCGAAAAATATGCGCATATTCGCAGTCAGGAAGTCGAAAATCCTGTGCATATGCCAATGTTGGATCGTGAACCAAATACAATTCCATCGGACCCGGCGATGGCCGCGCGTGAAATTGCAATTCGGGAGCAGGCAACAAAGGAGCGCGAGAAGTATGCAAAAATAATGAAACTTAG